TCTGTGTCCGATGGAGATATTGCTATTACGCCGAACGGCACGGGCAATGTGGTTCTTGACGGTTTGAAATGGCCGCAAGCTGACGGTTCTATTGGTCAAGGGATTTATACAGATGGCTCAGGTCAACTAGCTTTTAAGAATGATGATCCCGGCATAGAAGCAGTTGTTGATGACTTAACGCCGCAATTAGGCGGAGACTTAGATGTTAATGGCAAAGTTATTGTGTCTGTGGCTGATGGAGATATTGCTATAACTCCGAATGGCACGGGCAATGTGCTTTTAGACGGATTGAAATATCCACAAGCCGATGGGACTGCTAATCAAATATTCTATACAGATGGTTCAGGTCAATTAGCTTTTAAGAATCACTATTTTGCAGCAAAACAAATATATCATGTTGACGAAAATGGCAGTGATACTTTAAATGATGGTAAAAGCGAACAAACTCCATTTAAGACATTAGGAAAAGCTGAATCAGAAGCTTTAGCGCAAGTGCCCTCGCCAACTAATCAATTTGCTATTGTATGTTTGTCCGGAAGTGTTTTTACTGAAGATATTATATCAAGGTCATATATTCATTACTACTTACCCAACGCGACGGTAAACGGAAAAATTAGCGTGTACCAATATTCAGCTTTAAAAGTGAATACGTTATTATACCCGGGAACAGGAATAGCTTTGGAAAAAAACGCAGGAGGTAATGAGGCTTTTTGTGAAATAGACCAGGTTCTGTGTACATCATCTGGAAAAGCAGTGCAAAACTCTGTTGGTGAATTTGAAGTTAATATTGATAGGGTAGAGACGCTCTCCGGCGGCGGGCTGTATGTAGCAACTGATGCTACGTATACCAGTGGCTATATAAATACTATTCAGGCAACGGGGGGTGGGAGTTGCGTAACTGTAACAGCACCTTCATCAACACTCACTAAGTTCAATCTGAGTTTTGGTAGACTTTATGCACCGAGCGGATCTGCAATTTCGTTAACTGCAAATAGTACATTAAATATAAACGCTAGAGAGATAGAGGCTAGCAACGCTTATACGGTTAATTCTTCGGGGGCTGTTTTAAACTTAAATGTAATGAAGCTATCCGGGTCAACAACAGTGACGTCCGGAACAGCAAATGTAACAAATGTATCGGGCGATAGTTCATTTGGCGGAAAGGTAAAAGCAACGTCATTTGAGGGAGCTACTGGAGCTAATATAACTGGTTTTTCAGATGATACAGCAATGTCCGCTGATTCAAGCACGCTGGGAATTACTCAACATGCGGCTAAAACATATATTTCTAATTTTATTGCTGGGCTACATTGGAAAGAAGCCGTTATTGATGAAGTAGATTTTACAACAGCAGAACCCGGAAGCCCTTCACTCGGTGATCGGTACATTAATACTGTGACAGGGACTAGTTCTGGCACAGCGCAATCAGTTACAGCTAATTATATTTATGAAGGGAATAGTGTAGATTGGACTGAGCTTGCTACTGAAGAGGGGGATGCTTGCTATGTAGATGACGAAGATACTTTTAAGATCTACAACGGAACCTCGTGGATCACAATAAATTCTATACAGTCGTTAATCGGATTAAAAGATACTTTTAGTGCATATACTATCTCGAAAGGTATTTTAGCTAATAATGCTACTCCTAATGGAGTTATACAAAGTACTATCACCGCGGATGCAAGTGGTAATTTAGGATCTGTATCTACTTTAAATACAGTAACATGGCCGGCAGCTGGTGGTACTACAAACTATGTGCTTACGTTAACTGGTCCAACAACAGCAGCCTGGTCTACAAATCCCTCTGGTATAGCAAATGTAGTAGACGATACAACGCCGCAATTAGGTGGAAACCTAGATGTTAACGGCAAAACTATTGTATCGGTGTCTAATGGAGATATTGCTATAACGCCAGATGGCACAGGCAACGTGGTTCTTGACGGATTGAAATATCCGCAAAGCGACGGTACAGTTGGACAAGTGATGTATACGGATGGCTCAAATCAACTAGCTTTTAAAACTGAGAGTTCCGGTATAGCGGATGTAGTAGATGACACTACTCCGCAATTAGGGGGTAACTTAGATGTCAACGGCAAGAGCATTGTGTCCGTATCTAACGGGGATATTGCCATAACGCCAGACGGCACAGGCAACGTGGTTCTTGACGGATTGAAATATCCGCAGGCCGACGGGACAGTGGGACAAGCTCTTACAACAAACGGGTCAAATCAACTAGCTTTTACAACAATAGCGGGTGGTGGAGCAATTCCAACTAATATGCTCACGTCGGGTGATTTTTCTAAAATCCCGTTGTGGATTTTAAGCACTGGAGCGACTGCTTTTGCCGACGGTGCTCTCATAACTCCATCGTTTTCTATTCTGCATGACGGTGCCGCTGTGGCTCAACGTGACATATCATATAGTGGACAGAATGAGCTATTAATACAGTGTAATTCGGCAATAATGCACTTAGCTGGTTTTGAAATATTGTATCCGGAGGAGTTTTATACGCAGTTTAATGCTACGAAAGATGCCGGCGAGTATATATCAGTAGGGATGTACGGTAGGGCAGCGGGTATAACTCAAATCAAAATGGATATCATACAGTGGATTCCGTCAACAAATCAGAAATGTTTAAAGGATCCAATCGCCACGTGGGCATCAACACCTACGTTATCATCAGATTCTACAGGGACATGGACGTATGTCGCAAATTCTCCAACGTTGACGATAGGCAGTAGTAATTCAATTATTAAATGGGAGGGCATAAGCTTAGCTTCATTTAATCCAGCGGCAACTAGGCTAGGACTTTTAATCAGAACACCAGGTACTGAAACAATAACTGAATATATGGTATTTAAAAAATTAGCAATGCACCGAGGTGCTACGTTTGTTGGGTTTGAAGATCGAGACGAGGTCACAAAAACAGAAACTAGAATTGCGTGTACAGAGGATAATCGTATTAAAGTAGGAACTGCGTCACGGATGACATCAGCAATACTGTCCGCATTTTGCTATGAAGTGGATCCTACGATGATGCATGTTGCACACTTTAACTACACTACTGCATTGCTTGATGTTCCGACAGCAGCCAATGTTACGGTATACAACCCAAATAGCGGAGCGACGGGGTCGGTTCGTAACTTAGCGGGATCGGATAAGACTATAGAAACAGTGGACACTGTTAGTCAGCATTCGGTTTCTATTAAAGCTGAAATCAGCTGGGGGGATCCGTTCAAGATGCACGTGATTGTATGGCCTAAACCTTATCAGTAAAAGAACATAGAAAATGTATTATTTTAGTAAGACATCAAAAGCTCGGCGAGATACTTGTCATCCGTTAATTATAGATTGGCTTAATGAAATTATTAAATGGAGAGATTGTACAGTAGCTTGGGGGTACCGAGGTGAGAAAGATCAAAATGAAATGTTTGCAAAAGGATTAAGTAAAGCTAAATATCCGGACAGTAAACATAACACTAATCCCTCTCTTGCAGTTGACGTTTATCCGTATGCTCTTGGTCGTATGATCAATGGTGATGTGGAGGGTGATGAGGTTTTGATAAATAGATTTATTGGTTTTGCACAAGGCATTGCCACAATACGTGGTATTCCAATACGATCTGCTAGTGAATGGAGTAGTTTTCAAGGTGATCTTGGGCATTGGGAGATATATAAAGATATTTAAGTTGAGGTGAGATATGGCTTCATTAAAAGAATGTATAAAACTAAATTTAATTTCTGAGGGTGATCTGGTCGCGGTCTCACGTAAAGGTATTTTGTCGAGAATAATAAGGAGATGGACTGAAGAGACATACAGTCACGTTGCTATCATCTATAATATTAATTCTATGCGTGTACGAATAGTCGAGGCGTCGGCTAAGGGTATACGGTTCTCATCGCTCAATAAGCTATTACCGGTATACGTTTTTAATATTGATCAAGAGCTAAAATCAGAAACTCTAAATTTTATAAATAGTAAACTAGGACAGAAATATTCGTGGGCTGATTGCTTGCGAGCAGCTTTTCATTTAAAACCGAAAGATGATAGCAGATGGCAATGTGCTGAATTTGCGAATGCTATTTTAAGAGAAAACGGGTTTAAGATAGATAGAAAAGACATAACTCCGGGATTGATTGTTAAAGCTGTCTTAAAAAAAGGATCTGGTAAATCTGTCTACATAGATAGAAACAAATAATGTTTAGGTTAAATATTTTATCAAAACAAAGACTGCTCACGTGTGATGTACAACTACAAGCTCTCGTTTGTGAAGTCATCAAGCACAGAGATTGTTGTGTCTTGGCTGGGTATTTGGGGAGAAGTGAATATCACTATGCGACTAAAGACTTGATAGGTGCTCTTCAATTTCCGAATAGCCCCCATAATACTAAGAAAAAAGGCAAAATGTGCTCGCGAGCGGTACATATATTACCTCGCGAGAATAAAAAAATCATTACAGGAGATCTGATTGACGATCAGACTAAAATATATATATTTGCAGGATTTGTACTCGGAGTTGCTTCGCAAATGGAAATCCCTCTTATCTGGGATGGCGAGATAAAAGCGCATACATTTTTAAGTAATTGTAGAGAGCTATCACATTACGAATTAGCTGAGGAGGCGAGTGAATGAATGAATGTTATGCTGTAGCTACTTCATTTAGAGAGGGAATTAGCTTAATAGGGAGCGTGCTGGTTAGCGGAGGAATTATGTCTATTATTATTAAAAGGTATTTCACAAAAATAGATAAGATTGAAGATATTATAAATAAACTTATACCGATCATACCTCTTATTAAATTTATAGAGAGTAAATTAAATGAAAAGGTGGATGGTATTAAACAGGATTTGGATAAATTCCAAGGGAGAATGGAGAGAAATATCGAAAAACTAGAGGATAAAGTGGAGAGCTTAATAAAAAAAGAGTAAATATATTGAAACAGATTTTTATATGTGCAATATTCAAAAAAATAAAAGGCGGACTATGGACAATTTAACACACTTAGACGGTACATTTGAAATAAAAGCGGTTACCGAGGATAATAATTATTATTATTTTGAAGGGTACGGATCCACATTTGGCAATGAGGATCTGGGGGGTGATGTTGTTGTTGGCGGGGCTTTCAAAAAAAGTCTAAGAAAGCGAAAACCGAAATTATTATGGCAGCACGATCGAAATAAGCCGATCGGAACAATTGAAGAGATAAAAGAAGATGGGAACGGCTTATTTTTAAAAGCTAGTTTGCCCAAATTTGTATCTTTTTCTAATGATATTGGCGGGCTATTAAAAGCTGGAGCGGTAGACAGTATGTCTATTGGTTTCACCACTAAAGATTTTGATATACAAAAAAACGTAAGACATTTAAAAGCACTTGATCTATACGAGGTATCCGTTGTGACTTTTCCGATGAATCCGGAAGCCGTTGTGACTAATGTGAAAATGATAACTGCTTTTAAAGATTACGCATTAGCTGATAGAGGAGTGGCATGGGACAGTTCAGCTGCTGAGAAAAGAGTTAGAACTTTCACCGAGGCAGTAGAAGAGCCGAACAGTAAATACGCGGACTGTTTCATGTGGTACGATGCCGAAGATTCAGCTAATTTTACAGCATATAAGTTACTCTACTGTGATGTTATGGACGGCGAGCTGAAAGTGATACCGCGTGCTATTTTTGCAATTGCAGCAGTACTGCAAGGTGCTCGCGGGGGTGTTGATATTTCACAAGATGATCAAGAAAAAATCAAAGGGCACGTGATTAAATATTATAAAAAAATGGATTTAGAAGATCCGTTTAAAGAAAAAGCCATCTCGGTTGAGATGGTAGAGTTTATTGAGACAAAAAAAGATTATGAAAAATTCTTACGTGATGTATTGGGTTTTTCAAGAAAAGCGGCAGTCATTTGGGCTAGTCGCTTTAAAGAAGGTGTTCAGAGTGAGTCTGTTAGTACCGAACTAAGCGATGAAAATGTTCTAAAAGAACAAATTCAGGAATTAAAAAGAATATTATTAAAAATATGAGGTATTAACATGTCTACAAATGAAATAGCACAATTGACTGAAGAGTTAAGGAAAGTTGTTGAGAGTAAAAATGCAGATAGTGCTGATAGCAAGCAGAAAATTGCAAATTTAGAAGAGGGCTTCTTAAAAGCTGAAAAGAAAAATCAAGAATTAGTTTTAAAACAAGTTGAAGCTGATAAAAAAGCTATTGAACTAGCTGAAAAACAAGAAAAGGAGCTATCCGAATTATCTAAGAAATTTAATGACTTGGAAAAACAGGCATATCGTCCGGCTGCTAATGCGTCTGCTGAAACAAAATCGCTTGAAGCAAAAACGTTTAATAGAGCATTACGTTATGATCAAGATGAACTTTCAGCTGAAGAGTATAAATATTTAAGAACTGATTCGAACGTTGAGGGTGGCTTTTTATGTCCTCCTGAATACGATACGGATATGATTAAGTTGGTAACTGAGATTTCTCCTATTCGTGCTTTGGCTCGGGTAACTACTACGTCGAGAAAATCAGTACAAATACCTATACGTAAAAGTTTACCTAGTGGTGGTTATGAAGGTGAAGCAGAAGAAGACGATAAGTCTAATTCAAATTACGATATGGTAACGTTAACACCATATAGACTTAGTAATACTGTTGAGTACACAAGAAATATATTACTTGATTCTGTATTTAATATCGAGAGTGAATTACAGGCTGATCAAGCTGAATCTTTTGCTCAAATCGAAGGTAACGCTTTTGTGAACGGTACTGGTACTAAACAGCCACTAGGCTTTTTGAAAAGACCAGCAGACGGTGGACAATTAGCTACTACTTTATTAACTGCAGCACTTACGGGTGATGATGTAATTAAGGTTACAGCTAAAGTAAAGACTACTTACTATAATCCAGTCTTTATGTTTAATCAGCAAACTTTAGTTGATCTTCGTACGCTAAAAGATGATGAAGACAGGTATTTATTTGAGTACGGTAATTTGGCTGCCGGTATGCCTGCTACAATTGCTGGGTATAAATACGTAATAGTTCCTGATATGCCTGATCTGACAGCTGTTAGTGGTGTTCCGATCGTGTTTGGCGACATGGCTCGTGGATATAGAATTGTTGACCTAGAAGGTCTCTTCGTAATCCGTGACCCCTACGCACAGAAACGAAAGGGTATTGTAGAGATCACTTTCACTAAGTTTAATACTGGACAACAAGTAAATAGCGAAGCATTACACGGTATTTTAACTCCAGCTGCTTAATATCAGGTAAGTGATGTTGCTTAGAAACTATGAGAGAAAAGTTATATATCCTGCAGCTGAAAATAAAAATCTGCAGGATATGACTAAAGAGGAATTGTGGCATTTTTGCATTAGTGAATTCGGTGTTAATTTAGATATTGAAAGAGCTATTGAGCAATTACGCGACGAGGTCCAAGAATGTATTTGTTTTTTTAAATTTGAGGAGTAAAAAAAATGGGATGTTCATACGATTTACATACTATTGTTAAAGAAGTTGAGCCCTTAGCACTAGCTACTATTGTCACAAATACCACAACTTACGGTGCTGAAATTGACACCGCAGGGTTCGAGGCTTTTGAGTTTGTACTTTCAGTTAATACCTGGGTTGACGGAGCTTATGCTCTATCATTAGAAGATTCAGATGTTAGCGGCTCCGGATATGTAGCTGTTGATTCTGAATTAGCTTTCATTAAAAATGCTTCTTTAAGCGCGGTTGGTTTAACTAGATTGGGTTATGTTGGGCATAAAAGATATGTTCGATTAAAGATAGTGTCGACTGGCGTAACTGACGGAGCTAATTTAATAGGGTTTGGCTTTTTAGCTCATCCGAAATTTGCTGCAGTAACTTAGTAGATATAAAACATGGTAGCTTCATATATAGTTGTGACACCGCCAGCTCAGCTGGCGGTCTCGCTTGCTTTAGCTAAAGAATATCTTAAACTAGATGTAACCGATACTAGTCAAGATACTTATTTGACAATATTAATTCGAGCAGTCACTAATACTATAGAGAATTATATCGGAAGAACGTTAATTAATACTGAATTTAAGACATATAGAGAATGTTTTGCAAATCCTTTTTTAATCAAACGCTCAAAATTACAATCTGTCACTTTTATTAAATACTATACGGATAGCGTATTAACAACAGTTGGTTCTGATATTTACTATATGACTGATGAGACTGAATTCGCGAGTATTATTTTAGCAGAAGATCAGTCCTGGCCTTCTGACGTAGATAATAGAACGCAACCGATTGTGATACAATTTGTTGCCGGATATGGTACTACTCAAGCGAGCATACCTTCGGATCTTCAAATTGCGCTATTATCTGCGATAGCATACTTCTATGAGAATAGAGGAGATTGCACAGATGGGTGCGCGTTAATAGACGCTGCATTTTTGCCAAAAGGCATACAGCAAGCATTACATTTTTTTAAAATTATGCAATTTGATAAAAAACCATATGGCTGTTTGTAAAGTAACACAAAGAACACATAAAAGAGTTTGCATCGGATCTCTTAATCGTAAAATTGAAATACATGTGCGGAGCATTAAGGCTCCGGCTAAAGGTAGTGTTGATTTTTCGGATAAGTATACGCTTAAGAAAAAAGTTTGGGCGATGATAGAGACGGTTAGCGGCGAGACTATGTTTAACGCTAGTAATATTGAGACTGTAGTAACGCATCAATTTTATATAAGGTATATTCCTGATGTAGATATAGTTGATGTTATTGTCTATGGTGGATTGAGATATACACTAGTAAATGTTGAAAATTTAAATAATGAAAATTATTTTTTGTTAATAAAGGCATCTGACCGAGGCGATTCTGATTTACCAGCGAATGAGTTTTAAAAATGTTTGGCATACATCCAGAACAAACAGCGCAAAATTTAAGAGCGTATAATACTCTTAGTAAAATAGAGCATAATACGCGAGAGGGTATGCGTAAAGCCCTTTATTTTATTGGCGATAGAGTAACTCGTGACGCTAGACGATACATATTAGATAAAAATAAAACCGGACGTGTGTATTTAGTTCGTATAGGCACTCGACTTAAAAGGCATCAAGCCTCTGCTCGCTATGAGTCGCCCGCGAATTTAACGGGTGATTTACAAAGATCACTTAATTTTTCGGTTAAAGGCTACGATGAGGTTGAGGTTGGGGCTAGTACTTTCTATGCTGCTAAATTAGAAAAAATAATGGATAGACCGTATTTAAAAAAAGCTATTGATGCTAATGACAGATATATAATAGAGATGTTTTCAAAGGAGATTACGCGTGCGCTGCGAGGACGTGATTAGACAATTACAAGAGTATATGCCTAGGCACACTGCGTTATTTGGTGATGACTTTAGCGTAAGCTCAATGACTAGAGCAGGTACTACAGTAACAGTTATAACTACCTCGGCGCATGGATTAGTTAGTAGCGACAAAGTTTTTATATCCGGAGCTATCGCACCCATCGGCATTAGCTCGCTCACGCAAACAAACAATATCGCCACCGCTGTGACAGTATCGGATCACGATTTAACAGAAGGCTATCAGTCTACGATAGAGATATCAGGTGCAGTAGAGACCGATTATAACGGTGATCATACTCTTTTAAAAGTGCCAAATAGGCGAAAGTTTACTTATCAAATATCAAATGACCCGACAAGTCCTGCAACTGGAACTCCAGTTTTGCATGATACTGGTTGGTACAATGGATATAATGGTTTACATCAAATAACAATTGTAGACACTACAACTTTTACTTTTGAAACAGACAAAGAGCCTAATAGTCCAGCGCAAGGTACTATTATCACTACTACAGCTACTAGGATAAGCGGTGCCGTCTCTATCGAACGAGCAGCGGAGGCGTATACTCCTCAATCAGAAAACAGACCATGGCTATTTGTAGTTTTGGGAGACGTGACTGTTAGTAAAGATCGAGCGATGAAAAATGATGCAACTACTATTTCACATCCGGGCATACAGTATCGACAAAGACTTATCCAACCCTTTTCAATTTATATTTTTTTAGATGCTACTAATTCTATAGCCGGAAGAGAAGTGCGAGATTTAGCAGAAACAATAGCACTACCGCTCTATGCCTCTTTGCTCGGTACAAAAAATATTATATCTTATTTGTCAGAAGAGCAGTGGGCTGAAGTCACTTTTAACGGCCATAGATTTTTTGGATATAATGGAAGTTATTATATTCATGAATATAACTTTGAAACAGTCGGAGATATCACATACAATGATACGGTGGGCGAAGGTGTAAACGTTGCTTTCCGCGATATTGATTTAAGTTTTGTAGATGGGAAAGCAATTGCGGCTATAGATTTAGATGAGGAGCCTTTATAGTGAAAATTAAAGTGAGATTAAATGTTGCGTTAAAGCATTATTCTAAAGATACTATCCTAGATCTTGATGTTGATGAGAGAGGCATTTTTATAGATAGATATTGGCGTAAACGTTTTAAAGATTCTAAAATAGATAGTTGTATTGAGATAATCAATACTAAAAAACAAATTAAAAAAGTTACAGAGAAGGAGGTATCCTGATGACTATTTCTAAACCAGAAGTTACAGTTAATATAGTTAGTGCACAAAATTTAGTGGGCTTGAGTTCACAGAAAATACTGTTTGTTGGACAAATGACATCCGCGGGTACTGCTACAGCAGGAGCACTTGTTGAAGACATAGATAATACGGGCATAGAGGATACGTTGTTTGGTGCTAAGTCTATGCTTGCGGCAATGATTAGGGCTGCAAAAAGAATAAATAAACAAGTTAGATTTGATGCTATTCCTCTTGATGATGCCGCAGGAACTGAGGCAACAGCGAGCATAGCTTTTGCCGGTGCAGCTACCGCAGCCGGAACTCTAACTTTCTATATCGGATCTAAAAAGAATAACGCTTACGAGATAGATGTTGCGTTAACAGATACTGGAGCTGAGATATCCGCGGCTTTAGTTGCCGCGATTACTGCGGACACGCACGCATGTGCTACAGCTGTTGTGGATAGTTTGGCTGCAGATTTAACCTACGTGCACGCAGGCTTAGAGGGTAATTTTGTTACTATAAAAATAGAAGGCTCAGTCGCAGGTATTACACCAACGATTACCGGTTTTGCTAGCGGCGCAACTAATCCAACGTTAACTGGTATTTTTGATGTTGCTGAAGGTATAAGATACCAAACTGTTGTTTGGCCCTCAAGCTATGTTACAACTACTGTTAACTCTTTTTTAGAGGATCGGTGGAATGTTAGTAATCAAGTATTAGACGGTGTGTACATTACTGAAAAGATAGATACCCTAGCTAATTTAAAAACTGCAGCGGGTCTTCTTAATTATAAGTCAGCTAATTTATTAGGTAATGATTCTGTCAGTATTGCAGCTAGTCATATTGGCGGCTCTCTAGTTGAATTGCCGCATGTCGTTTCCGCGCAATATGCTGCAATTAGAGCTTTGCGCTTAGAAGATGGAACAGATATCAGTAGGTATGTTATTTCTCCTTACGGGGCTAGAGATTCTTTCGGGGGTATTGCAATATCTTCTTTACCGTACGCAAACACTCCTTTTTATGAATTATCAACTATAGATACTGGACTGGGCTTTTCTATAGAAGAAGTAGACGAATTAGAAGAAGTTGGCATTACAGTGCTAGGAGATAACCTCGCGAATACTCAAGTTATATTAGGGAATGCTGTCACAACGTACAAAACAGACGCAGGTGCTAATCCCGATCTTAGTTTTAAATATTTAAATTATGTTGATACAATAAGTTCTATCAGAGAATATTATGTAAATAATTTTAAAGCTAGATTTGCAGACAGTAGGTTAACAGCTGGTGATCTAGTTCAAGGTAGAAGTATGGCTAATGCGCAATCTATCCGTGCTTTCGCAATAGGAATATTTACTACACTAAGCGGGTCTGACTATGTGTTAACGCAGGCTGGTGAAGATGCTCGAAATTATTTTATTAATAACTTAGTTGTAGCTTTAGATTTAAGTTTAGGAAAAGTAACTATAACTATGAAATGCCCAATCGTAACTCAACTAAGAGAGATCATTGCTACTTTGCAATTATCGTTTGTAACTGCCGGTTAATTTTAGGAGAACAGAATTATGTCATTATTAAGTATAAGTACCCCTACGGTTTTGATTAACAATATAAGCTATGGAATAGTACCTAATAGTTTCTCGTTTACAGAGGGCTTTGGTGAGCAGACAGTTAGGGCGCAATCAGCGGGTGGTGGTTCTGTCGCACAAGTTTATAGTGATAACGCTGAGATGAAATATTCAACAGTTAAATTTAGTATGTTTAATATTAATTTAGACATTGAGCGTATACGCGGATGGAAAGCTAACAGAAATGAAAATGTTATCGAAGTCATAGACTCAAACTCAAATTTTGCAAGAACATTTAAAGCGGCAGCACTTACTAGTGATTACGAAGTTCAGCTGTCTGCAGACGGTGTGATCGATCTCGAATGGAAAAGTGCTCCTGCTCAATAATAGGTATCCTTAAAGTACCAATATTGTTTTTGTATGTTTTGTGTGCTAGCCTTATTTATTTTTATTATTAGGGGTAAAAACATGTCTAAAAAACAATTTGAATTTATTTTGTCTGATGAAATTTCGTATGCGTATAAAGGCGATATGAAAAAGACAACATTACTAGTATTAAAATCTCCGGCTAGCGAACAGGGATTTTCCGCACGCAGGCTTCAGCAATTTATAATGCGAGCTTTTAAAGAAAATCAAGCTGCACAGAAAATAGAAAATACACAGTCGCAACAATCTGCTCAAGAAGTTTCTGATCAAGAAATCCCCGGTGAGATCCTACTTGGATTATTATTTATGTCGGATAATATAAAAATTGAAGATGTGGAGAAAGAATTTAAAAGCTTAATGACTTCAGGCTGTTGTTTTCTCGGCGGGGAAACGCCTCTTACTTCAGAAAAATATGATAAAATAAGTATTGAGGATACTACTAAGCTGATGGGGGAATATTTAGCTAATTTTTTGTTACTATCTCTTCTTTCCCCGAAGAGGACGAGCTAGGATATTTAATCGCAAATATTATTTTATTTTATAAAGGTGGGATATCTTATGGGTATGCTCAGAAAACACCGGTATTAGAGTTATTTGAATTGTCTGAATACGCTGCTCGAATTAATCGAGAGATCGAAAAGCAATCAAAACAAAAAAACTAGTGTGCGAGTATAGAGGTTAGGCTATGGCTGAAAATACAATTGTATACACGATTCGAGCAAATGACGCTTTTAGTAGTGTTGCCAAACGGATAAATGCTGCTACTAAATCCATGGATAAACATGTTGCCGGACTTGATGCGCGTATGAAAGCTTTTGGTAGGCGGACATCAGGTGTTGGTAGGTATTTGTCTTTACGACTAAGCGCGCCCATACTAGCACTCGGGGGCTATGCGGTCCATGCATACGCTAAGATGGAGAAACTACAGACATCTTTTAGTATTTTGTTGAGAAGTGCTGCGGCAGGTAAAGGTCTTATTGAGTATCTAAACAAATTCACAATGGGGGCGCCATTTGATATTCAAGAAGTTGCGTCAGCTACTAAAACCATGCTTAGTTTTGGCATGAGTTTACAACAAGTTAAGGCGAATTTAAGCATGGTCGGGGATGTTGCTGCGGCAACAGGTATGCCGATGCAGCAGCTAGCTAGATACTTAGGTCGTATATCGGCTATAGGATATATTCCAGCAGGAGCACTGGGCACAATGGGTAGCTATGGTATTCCTGCGGTTAAAAGTTTTGCTAAAATTATAGGTATATCACAAAAAGAAGTCCTTAAGTTAGCTGCGGCAGGGAAAATTACATTTCCTATTTTTTTAAGTCTGATGGGTAAAATGACAGGTAAAGGAGGTGCGTTTTATCAAATGATGATAAAACAATCTGAGACTTTAACGGGTAGACTTTCTTTATTACACAATAGAATTTTTTCGATAAGTCGTAAACTAGGAGATTTAATTGTAACCCAGCTAAAACTTAAAGAGGTTGTTTCAGCTGTATCTAATGCTCTACAACCTCTTTATGATAATTTTAGTAAATTAGTTGAAAAACATCCCCTTTTAATGAAAATTGCAATAGCTTTTGGCGTAATAGGAGTCGTATTACCCCCAATACTAATAGCCATAGGTTTGTTTACAACACTAATGGCGGCTCTTCTTGCGCCAACTAATCTGATTGTCGCTGGGATTATTGCTGCAGGAGCAGCTGCGGTACTCTTATACCGAAAATTTTGGATGTTTAGAATGATTGTAAAAGGGATTGGTGACTTAATAAATTATACTATTGTTAAACCTATTATGTTTTTACTCGATCATTTGCATTCTGGAACTTATGGGCATCCAAATAGACAGATGGTTGGTGGTTTAGTCGGTGGACTGCTAGGTGGAAATAACGCATCTGCCACAATGGATATTAACCTAAATGCACCCCCAGGTGTTGTGAAGAGTACAGCTCTTTCAGCTAAAGGTTTTGGTAGTGCTAATTTGTCAGGACTAGGCAAGAACATGTTTAAAGGAGCCTTTTAAATAATGTTTGAAAAATTGAGACAAGCTTCGTTCAAAGGAGTACCTTTTTTAGTAGATACTACGAGCACTACAGCGGGTCGTAAAACAGCTACACATGAATATATCAATCAAGGTCAGCGATATGTAGAAGATCTCGGACGTTTACGAAAGACTTTTAATATATCAGGATTTATTACAGAGCCAAATTACGTACTAAAAAGAGATGCTTTAATTCTTGCGCTAGAGACGGAGGGGCTCGCACCGCTAGTCCATCCGACACTCGGAATATATAATGTAGTACCAAAACCCTACACTTTAACTGAGGATATGTCCTCCATTAACATTGCAACTTTTGAGATGGTTTTTGAAGAAGCGCAGTTACCGATTTACCCGATTGACTCGGGTAATAGTGTATCAAAATTGATAAACAGTATTGACAGTGTTTTAGACGGAGTACAGGATTATATTGGTAACTCGTTTGAATTAATTTATAGTAATGTTGCAAATCTAGCTGACATCGGTTTTAAAATAGATTATGTAGTTAGTGCGTATCAAAGTGCTGTAGAGTCCTCAGGCACGGGATATACTTCAACTGTTAATAATTTTTCAGCTACACTAAATGATCTACAGATAAATAAAATAAAAAAAGTATATAGCCCGGATGATTTAGCTAATTCGTTTAGATCTATCGGGGATCAAACCTCTAATTTAGCACCAAATGCACTTAGTAATTTTAATCTTAATAAAAAACTTTTCCATTTCGGAGAATCAGATATACCCTTTATTGCTGATACTGGATCTTTGATAGAAAGGCAATCTAATAGAGATATATTAAATGCTGCTATAAATATTATGTGTTTAACAAACGCCTATCTTAATGCAGTTCAGTTGACCTATGAAACTTTAACAGATCTAAAAAATATTCAAGATATTTTAGAAGACCAGTTTAATTATATTTTAAATTTACAAGAATTACCCGAGGAGACTTTAGAAATACTAAAAGAGATACGCGTATACGCTATGGCTTTTTTTGAAAAAGAGCAAATCATTGTCTATAAGATCTCTCAGATTAACGTAAATACTACAACTATGCGCGAATTAACATATAGATATTACGGTAATTTAGGTAATTATGACGAGTTAATAGCTTTAAATAATACGCTAAATCCATCATATATAGAAGGGGATATATCGGTATTAACATTATGATTACTTTAGAGATTGAGGGCACAGAGTTTACAGGATTTCAAGAGGCTACTCTAAGTAAAAGTTTTGACAGCGCATCTGCACAGTTTACAGCTACAATATCCTCAACGCTTCCGATTGAAAATCCGATAAAAGTGGGCAATAGCGTTAGGGTTTTAGTTGATGGTTTTATTGCGTTAACGGGTTTTGTTGATCGCCTAGATAGCGATTTTTCATCCGACGACCACACAATAACAGTGCGCGGTCGTGATAAAACCGCTGATCTAATCGATTCTACAATTTCAGAAGATATATCAGTTAGTACGCCAACGACATTAACTAAACTAGCAAAACAGGTCATTAGTAATATAGGTTCTGACATAGAGGTTGTAAGTTACATTCCTGATGAGACTTTTGATATAGACGATAATTTGACCGCGCAGACAGGGGAGTCTGCGTTTGATTTTATAGAGGGGTATTGTAGAAAATTACAAGTTATAGCTACAACAGACGGTCTCGGTCGCTTAATTTTTACGCGAGCAAGCTCTACAAACAAAGCCGCGGTGATGCTTATAAACCAGAAAGACGGGACCCAAAATAATGTGTTGAGAGGATCTTTCTATGTAGATCACTCGCAGCGATATCACACGTATACAATTTTATCGCAAGGAAATGCCATCGGAGAGATCAACTTAGATTTAGATCTTGCAAGCCCTGCCGACATGGCTAATAGGAGTTTTACTGTGACAGATACAGAGATTAGAAGCTCTCGAGTTTTTAATAAAAATTCAGAAAAATCTGCTAATCAAGACCAATGCGAGGCGGAATGTAAATGGAATACGAATATAAAAAGAGCTAGATCATTTGCGTACACTGCGACCGTTGCCGGTCATGTGATGTCGCCAAATACCGATATCTGGAGAACTAATGTTGTAGTTCATGTCATAGACGATTTTGCTGATTTACCATCCGCCTATTTGCTAATATCTGATTTAACTTTTAATTATTCAGAGGAGGGCTCAACAACGGATATCACGTGTGTAACATCTGATGCTTTTACGCTACAACCTGTTAAGCTTAAAAAGACATCAGTATCTGCGGCTACTCTTGAATCGTTAGCAGAGTATGTAAAAAAAGAAGGAGTAACCGCATGATAAATACTATTAGAAATATGATAAAAAGAGCATATGTGACTTTAGTACACCAAGATACTAAAGTGTATTCTTACGCGCAGATAAGTTGTCTAGGGAATACTTTAGACGCTGAGACAATATACCCGTATGGTTTAAATGCTAGTGCTCCGTTGAATTCCGCGGCCGTAGTATTTAATATCCAAGGAGACGCTAGTAATAGATGTTGTATTTGCTATACTCCAGATAGACGATTCAAAGAGTTAAAAGCAGGTGAAGTACAGCTCGGAAATGTGCTAACGCAGGCAAGTATAAAATTCTCTGAAGATGGTAAAATTCAAATAGTAGCAGATGCTGATATCGAAATAACATCTAGTGCAAAAGTTAAGATAATTTCGAGTACAGATGTTGAAATAAATGCTGTAAATATTAAAATTACTGGAGACGTAGATATAACCGGTGATTTATCAGTGAGTGGGGCTACGGCGCTAGGTGCTAGTGGTGCGGCTATTGCGAGAGTTGGCGATACTGTAGTCGTAAGTGGTAATCCAGGTACTATAACATCTGGGTCTAGTACTAACACTTCAGCATAGGATAAAAAATGGCAACAATAGACATAGCCTTAGTTAAAACAGTAAATGGATATTTCGATATTGATTTTGCGACCAATGGGGATTTTATACTAACTGAGGGACTCGATACGGCTTTGGATATGAGCATATTAGAGCAGCGGAGAGCAGACGCATCCGAAGTTGTGAGGCCAGAATTAAGGCGCGGCTGGTGGGGGAATACTTTAAACGATCTAGCTTTTGAGATAGGATCTAAACTATGGTTATTATCACAAGCTAGAAAAACACAAAGTACTTTGAACTCAGCAGAGGATTATGCGCAAAATGCTTTAGAATGGATGCTAGCCGATGATCTTGTAGATGACATTAATGTAAATGCATACTTTGAAAATAACACTATGTATCTTAAGCTAGATCTTTTAAAACAAAATAATTTAATACACACGGCTTTTTATGATGCCTTTGCGGCTTCGGGAGAAATTAACTAATGACAATTATATTTCCAGATGATGTGAGAGAGATCGTTGATCGAATAAAAGCTGATGTGCAAAACGCATTACCAGAATCAAATCCCTTTTTAAAAAACAGTTATCTAGCTGCTTTAATCTATGGATATGCTGGGCAGATAGCTGATTTTTACAAGCAGCTCGAGCGTGTTCTGGACGAGATGTTTATGGACACTGCGGAAGGGATCTATTTGGAAAGATGGGGCACGTATGTCGGAATAACGCGAAAACCTGCGGCTCAATCAGAAGGACTTGTTACTTTTACCGGAACTGTAAGCTCTACTATTCCTAGCGGCACTTTGCTGCAGAGCTCAGATGGTAATCAGTATACGACTCAAGCAGAAACAACTATTGCGTCACATGTTTTATCTATTTCTATAACTAGGTCGGGAAATGTTGCAACTGTAACTACAGCATCGGATCATCATTGGGCGAGCGGAGTATCTGTCACAATAGCCGGCGCAACTCAGCCTGAATACAACGGGATTTTTAGTATTACAGCAACCGAAGTTGATGAGTTTCAGTATACGGTCAGCGGAACTCCCGCAACTCCTGCAACCGGCACTATCACTGCAACTGCAAGTACTGCATCTGCTGATGTGAAATCTGTAGATTTTGGAATAGATGTTAATGCTGATGGTGGTGCTATAGTAAAAATAACTAATCCGATTGCCGGGGTTAATACCAACGCGATTGTGCAGTATGAAGGATTACAGGGAGGTACTGATTTAGAATCTGATGAGGATTTAAGGACTCGTATTTTATTTAGGTATCAAAACCCGGTTGCGAATTTTAATGTTGCTGCGATCATCACAAAAGCTACAGAAGTGCCGGGGGTAACTAGAGTTTTTGTTGAGGAGGTCACCCCGGCTTTAGGTGAGGTAACTATATATTTTGTACGAGATAATGACGAGGGTATAATCCCCACTTCATCAGAAGTTACGGATGTTAAAAATAAAATATTAGAGATAAAACCTGCTAATACTTCAGATTCACAAGTCATCGTAAGTGCTCCAACTCCAGTCGATGTTGATTTTCAGTTTGCAAGTTTAACGCCGAATACGTTAACAATGAAAACCGCGGTTATTAATAACTTAACTCAATTTTTTAGAGAGAGCACTGAAATCGGTGTTGATGTGCTTAAGATTGCTTACGATTCTGCAATATACTCAACTGTAGACACAGAAACTGGAGACTCGGTTACTGCTTTTACACTAACGGCTCCGACAGGCACTATTTCGATAGGTACCGGAGAATTAGCAATATTGGGTGATGTGACATTTTAATATGACAAATAAATTTGAAAAACATACACTAGAACAAAACACACAGAGTTTAGCTAATACTTTGCCGAATGGTGGCACTTTTATATCTAAAAATATGGAAGATAGTAATTTAAGAAATTTACTGCGCGGGGTATCTGGTGAGATATCTAGGATTGAAAGTTTGCTAGTGGATATTACAGAAGATTACTATCTTCCGCAGACTACATTTCTATTAGCTCGTTGGGAGAAAGCATTAGGTATTCCTGATGGCTGTTTTAAAAATACAGAAATTCACTTAATTAGAATCATACACTGTATCGCAAAATTTCTAGCGATGGGGACGCAAACGGAACAGAATTTTATAGATATCGCATTATTGTTTGGTAAGGTTGTGACAGTAGTAGATGATCCTACTAAGCCGTACGTTATTATTATTAAAGGTGATAATCTGGTGGGCGATGTTCCGCCGTATGATGTGCCTTTTTCGCTCAATACCG